TATTAGCATTTGCAGCTACTACCTCAGTAATAGTGTTACTTGGTACATTAGAATTTATTCCACCACCGACAAGGTATGTAACTGTTAATGTTGTATTTGATGGCGCAATTCCATATGCAGCGGTGAATATAGGTGATTGAGGATCAATCGACACATCGATGTCATCTTTTCCAGTTGGTAATTTTAACCCAATATTTTCTGGTGTTGCTAGTAATTCCTCATCTGGTGATGAAGATACGCCTGCTCCAAACTGAACTTCCAATCCTGTTTCAGTTACTCTCGATATAAATCGACGAGGTACTCTTTTGAGTTTAAGCAGGTATGGTGTTTCTTCGCTATACACTACAGCGTCTGGATCATTGAATGATGTATTCTGTACTTTCTCAAAAATTGTATCTTGAGCTAGGTATGGAACCTCATACCAAATATTCCCATCAGCATCTACAATGTTGTCAATTCCTATTAAATTGGTGTCCTCGATTTGAAATTTAAAAAACTTCTGAGTACTACTAACTATTACATCTACTGTCTTTGGTTGTGCTGATAAAGCTTTTACTGTCTTTTTAGCTAAATAATAATTTGGAGCATTGTTGTTGTCTACTGTATATATTGAAATCTCAGTAGGAGAGTATACATTATCAACAGAAAAATCTATATCCTCTTGAACTAAGAATTCAATATTGCCTGCAGAGCTTCTACCTCTCATTCCAGCTGGAATCTTAAGTGCATATCTCAGATCATGGACGATGTTTCCTTGACTTCCTGAAGCAGGGAATAGCTGATATACGTCCATATCTACCTGAGATGGTACGCTAATCTTTGGCTTATATCCCATTGCAGATGCTATGGATATAATATTTCTCCGCTCTGTTGCATGCAGTAAAAGTGTTTCTTTAAATTGGGAATCTACGTAATAGTTTAAGACGTCTCCAATATAGGAAGCTAACTCAATGAACATCATTCCTGGCGATGCTTCATTGAAATCATTATAGGTATCAGGATAGTAAGTCTTTGTAAATTCAACTAACCCCTTCTTTAAGGAGTCAAAATCTCTACCTAAGTACTTTATATCTTTTGATGTTGTTTTTGATATATTAGCCATTCTGTTGTGTGTTTATTATCTCAAGTTGTATTGATCTCATGTCTAGTTGATTACCTACTAAGCTTATGGATAATACTATGTTTACGCGGTTAGCGTCTGTGTTTTCGTCAACGGTAAGCTTATTAATAAATATGTAAGGTAACCAATATTCAAAGCTTGTTCTAATGCGATTTTCAATATCTATTATTAGTTCTTCTGTTATGTTTTGAAATAATGTCTTACGCAAATCACAACCAAATTCTGGTTGCATTACACGTTCGCCCCGGTTTGTTAATAAAAGGTTTTTAGCATTCGCAACGGCTTGGTCAATTGATAGGTAGTTAAGCTTAAAAGAAGTTCCCGAACTAGCGTTCATAGGTAAATCTATACCAATCGCTGTGTTTGGTTCAAAATCAATCGGGTCTATTCTTACTTCTATTGCCATTATCTACCCATGCTATGTGCATCAGCTGCTTTCAATACTGCTGAATAATCTTTCATAAACGCTCTTGTTGGATCACTATATCCTCCTGCTTCTGGAAGCGGTGCTTCATCGCTCATTAGTGCCGATAAACTGGCCATACTTTGTACGCCTGCTTCTGCATGGTTAGCTGTAAGAGCTCCTCCATTCATGTCCGGCCACTCCTCTTCTTGGTGTGATTCATTCATCATACTTGCTGCGGTTTCATTTAATAATGCTCCTAAAGGTCCATCAAAAGATACCATTGGTGTTGTTCTTTTTTGTATAGGTTTTTGCTTAACCTGCGGTATGCTTGCGGGTTGCATTGTTGTACTTTTGGTTTCCTTCAGAAGTGGTTTAATTGATTTCAATTCCTCTCGAACAATTGAACGTACTTCTTCGCGTATAACCTTGCGCATTAAATTTACAAAATCTGCTGCTTTCATGTTGTTTTTATATATAAATAGTTACGTTTTTAGATGTAGCCTTGAAATGGTATAGGAGGTATCCCAGTATTTGCTGGTGGAATAACTAATCCAGTCATTGACTTTAATTGAAGTTCAAGACTGGCAGCTATCTCTTCAACCATACTTACAGCTCCATCTTCTGGAAGTGCTTTAATCTTCTTAAATACTCCAATGGTCAACGAAAGATGGTTTGTTCCTGTATTACCTTGCCATCTTGCTCCAGTCCAGAAGGCTCGTGCTGCTAGGTCTAAAGCTATACTCATAAACACAGCTTCTGCGTTTACAAGCTTATCCTTTATCTTTTGTAAATCAACCTCATGCTCATCTTTTAATGCTGCTAACTTTTTCTTAATAATCCTCTTTTGATCATCAACAAATACCTTTACTTGCTTATTTAGAAATAAGAAAAATCTCTCTACCACATCAGTTAGCTTAGATAGTAAAAATGAAACTATTGATTGTTTTTTATCTAATACATCAGTCAATGATAGCATTGTTTCATGGTGTTCTGGATTATTTCCTATAGGTTTTTCGGCGTAGGTTTTTAATACTTGTCGGGCTTTCCCTAAATATTTAGTTTCTAAGCTAGTCAGAAAGCTTATGATTTCTAGATTTTCAAATGCTTTTGTTATCTTAGTCATTGCTTCAGCACTTCTCACTATACCAATAATCACCTTACCTAATGCTTTTACATCTCTTACTGGAGTATTGAAAATTGACATAAGTTGATTCCAACCCGCTGCATATGGAGAACCACTTTGCTGCAATGACAGTGTGAAAGCGTCTAGGTCTTGTTTGAGCCCTCTTTTAGATACTTCTTGCATACCCTTTAATAGTGTTATAATTCCAGTTAGTAAAGTATCCACTGTAGCAAGCTCTTTCATTCTATTACTAAAAAGCTCTTTATCCGATTGTAGTTGTGCTGAGTCTCCTTGCTTCTCTTTCTTATAGTCAAAAATACCATTTACAATATTTTTAATATGCGATTCATTTACTGGAAATAGATAATTCTTTTCTTGAATTAAATTTTTAGATAACCCTGCTGCTCCTCTTGTAATCTTTCCAATTATAACTCCCAGTTTTTGATAGTGCTTTACTTGCTCTTTAATGTCTTCTGCCTTTCTCCGCTTTGCATCTAATATTTTCTTCTTTTCCTCTGCATCTTTTGTTTTTTGAGCTTGATGACCTTTTAGTGGTATTAAGTTTAATAAAAAAGATTCAATATCTTTTTCAAATTTAGCAATTTTATTTTTTATAAAAGCTTTTATTTTATCAAATAACTTCTTTGCCCATGCTAACGCCTTTTTGATAAGAGGTTTTAAATATGCAATAAGATCTACAAATAATCCCATCAAAGAAACTCCAACCCCAGTTACAAATCTGCCTGCCTTAGAATTTTTTATTTTATCTCCAGCAGAAGATATTTTTTGTTTAGCCCATGCTGCTGATGTACCTATTGAACCTTTAGATTCAGACAACTCTTGAAGCATAGATAATATATCTTGAACCTCATCTACCATGTCTTCAATAGTTAATTTATAACTTTCAAACTGGTTTCTTTTTGTTTCAAACAAATGCTTAAAAGTTTGTAAATTGGTTTTACTTTCTGCTATTACTTTTAATGCCGTTTTTGAGAAATCTCCTAAACCCATATCATTCATATAAGTAAAAACCTGCTCTTCTGTAGGACCCGGTGATTGTTGGTTCTTTAGTGCATTCTTTCTTAACTCCCTAGTTCGCTGTAAATCTGCCGTACTGTCTATACTTCTTTCGTATCCATTTACAAGGGTTTGGGAATTAGCTGTAGATATGCTTGGTGGTAAATTTGGATCTGGTGGTGTAATTCTTTCACTATTTGCTGGAATTAAGGGTGAAGCTGCTCTGTCAGCTAGTTGCTTTTTAGCTTCCTTTGTAAGGTTTTTATATTTAGATACGCTAGCAGTTGCATCCTCTTTGAGTAGTATTAATTCGTTTTTAATATTGTCAAACTCAGATACTAAGTCTTTTTGTAGGGTAGTTGATTGCTTTACAAGTTTGTTAGATTTTTCGATTATCTTTTGAACTATTTTTATTTCTTCCTTTCTTTCCTTTATAGATTCTGCGTTATCTTCTTTAAATTGTTTTACCCTTTTAGTAGTCTTAGCGTAAAGATTAGTCTCCATACTCCTATCCTCCTTTGTAGTTAATTCCTTTATTTTGTCTTCCAGCTTTTTTTGAATTAAGTCTAACTTTGGTTGAATGAAATCTTTAATTTCTTTTTTCTTAACAGCTAGTTGCTTTTTTAATCTAACTATTTGTGGTTTAATATATCGCTCAACTGCATCTAATTTTTGCATACCTCGGTATAGCCTGTAAATCTTAGGATTTCTTTTTGCTAACCTTTCAACATAGGATAAAAATCCAGTTGGATCTAATATAATATTAGCCAATTCACCAAACGATAATACAACTTCAAAAAGCTTATCTAAAACATATACCTTAATGTCGTTGTATTTTATTGAGTTTTGAGAAAGGCCTTTTGCTCCCGACCTCGATTCACCACGAAGTTTTGATATTATACGTTTTGCTTTAGCTATTAAGTCAGGTATTTTTGCAAAGTCACCAAAGCTCTTAAGTTCAAAATCCTTTAAACTATTTATAAGATCTAGTTCTAATGCAAAAATTGATTGAAACTCACTCTCATCCATTCCTAAAAATTTAGACTCTTCTTTAGTGTTTGAAAAAAAAGTTTGTAATCCTTTAATCTTAGCTTTTTCTTCTCCTATAATCTCCTTAACTCCCTCCACCACCTCTTCAATATATTTTGGTAGATTCTTAAGCTCAACAGATGCTTGCTTTACTTCAATGACTAAGTCAGCTATTTCTTTCTTTTTCTGGTTAAGTCTATTTGTTGTCTGAGTAATACTCTCCTTAAGACCCTTTATAGCGCCCTTTGTTACCTCTATATCTTTTGCTGTAAAGTAAGCACTTAAGATTGTAAGCATTGCTTTCTCTTTAAGTGGATTAACCTTAACTGCGGATACTCCAATTGTAAATGGGGGTGGTGCTAGTGGGTTTAGTCCTGGTGCTGGAAGTGTTGGTGGGACACCTACGGGCATTCCTTCTGTTACAGTATCAATATAATACTTGACAATTGCACCTGCAAAGTCTTCTGCTCCTTTAATTCTACCTTGAGTGAGATCAGCTGATAGTGGTTTTGTAAAATTTTCTTCGAAGTTTAAAGCCATAACTATGCTGTTATTGATCCTATAAATCCTCCTGCAGATTGCCAATCTACATTATTAGTACCTGAGTGCCATTGATCATTTGTTTTAGCGACTAAGGTGTACGGTCCAGTAACACAAGATTTTCCCTCCTTTGTTGGTTTATTTGGTGGATAGTATTCCCAATGCCAATCCTCAGATCCAACAGCTCTTATAAAACCATAACGATGTGCGTTTTTAGCTAACCACGGATAGTTACTTTTAGTAATACCAAAATCTAACGCTAAACCATTACCGTGGTTAGAAGAACCCGGTGGTGCTGTTTGTGGAAAAAAAGATGTTGCATTTGCGTTTAATATATAATCCTCATCTTTTCTACCTTTAGGAACAGCATTATTTAATCTGCAGTAGTACTGTGTTGGTGGGTTTATTTTCTGTCCACCTTTTGTTGTGACACCTCCCGTAAGAGCAAAAGGTGGTCTAAATGCAGAACCTATTTTTATATCTACTCCTTCACTTTTTGCTGCCTGACGCATTGCAAAATAAGCAGTAGCTACATCCTCTCTCAAAAGGTTGGTACCTTCTCCTGGAACTGTAACTAATTGAATTAATTTCTTACTATTATCTGGAATCGTACCTATTACGTAATCAAAGGTTCCTGGATTTTGAAACTCTGTTCCACCGGTAAGGTTATTTGTAATTACCTTATCTGTTGTAATAGTTACTTGATCTGGTGTTAATTGCTCTTGCATAAATATAGAGACCACCTTTATTACACTTTCTTCTTTTTTTACTTTATTTTTTAACTTATCTACTCCTACATAGTATAGACCTTGTGTTTGGGGATTGCCATATGGGATGAACCCGTAAAGGATGCTATTATTATAAATCCAAGTTAAAATGTCTGGTTTAATATTCTCCTTTGGACCTATCACTACCAAGTAAGCAGTTTGCCTAGGATCGAGTCCTGCATAATTAGGGAATGGTTTAACAGGAAAATCTTCTTCTGGACTTTTAAAGTCACCGTAAAGTGGTGGACTAAAGTCAGCTGGAGTTAATGTTTTAATAAATGTTTCTAGCTTTGGATATGAATCTGCTGTAAATGTTGAACCAGTTGGAGGTGATGGTTCAGTTGATCCGCTTATAGAACCAGTTGTTGGTGACGATCCAGTTGGTGCAGATGTGGCTGATTTAATTCCTATAATATCTTCAATCTTGACCTTAGGATCTAACATTGATATTATTTCTGGAGTACCATCTCCTTGCTTGTTTTTTACAAGCTTTCTTAGCTCGTCTGTAACTTCGTACTTTGATAGGTAGCTCTGTATTACTTTTAGTTCAACACCTTTATCACGCTTTAATGCTTCAGTCATAAGCGCAAATAGTGGGTACACCTCTGTATGTATTATTGCTGTACCACCTGGTACTTGTCCTAATTTACCATTTAAGTTTGCCATATTAAATTCCTGGTATAATATATAAATTGTCTACTGAATCGTAGAATCCTGGAGCATCTTTAAGTGGTGATGTTATTGGATTCGTTGGAGCTGGATTGGCTGTTGTTGCACCTAGGGTTGACTCTCCAAGTGCTGTAATAGTACCAATTAGCTTGGTTGGATAAGGAGTCACTTTCTCTGGTGGTGTTGGTGCAGGTTTGATTGTTTGCTGATGGCTTACTCCATCAACATAAGCATATGTACTAAGAATTTCTGGAATACGAGATTGCAAGCATGCTAACTCGTACTGTGTATCTTCTAGAAAATATGCTTTTCCGGTTGGAGTGATAATATTAGCATTTTTTAAAATCACTAACATATCGTCCAAAAGCTCTGCCAACTTTGTACCTAATACCAAAGGTTCATAGGCTTGGTTTGGAATTGGATCCGACTTTGTCTTTGGTGGTCGTGGTACATTAGAGTCAAAGGGTTCTCCTTTATTAGGAACACCCAAGAATAAACCTCTTTCACCAAAAACAGTTACAGAGTCACTACTATCTATATTTACCGGTCCTGTCGATGCTATTGCTATGTTTTTTCCAAAAAGCATTAGGTAATCCTTCTCTGCATTTATAAGAACACGACTACTATTGATTATTATCTGACCAGTTTTCTTTGTAAAATTGTTAATAAATAAACCACCATTACCGCCTGTTTTTAAAGACAGCTGCTTCTTTACTGCGTCAGGGCCACCACCTGGTGCTTTACTAACCTCTTGAGAATATGATAAATCTTCCATAGGAAAATCTATTACTGGAAGTTGTTGAACTTCTATCTCTATGCTTCTTCCTACTAGATCTTGTGGATTAAATGCACTGCCGCTAGCGGTACTATCTCCTTCACCACCAAAACCGGTTCCAGTTGCTGATGTTCCTTTAAGAGCAGCTTCTAATCCGCCTTCTTTTTTTACTTGCTCAAGTATTTCTGCGTACGTTAATTGTGGCATATCTTATTTTTAACCTCCAGTAGGATACTTAATAATTAGTGATTCATATATCTTTGCTTTTTGCGTAAGAAATTCTATTTCTTTTTCATCAAACTCAAACATTCCAGTTGAATTTTTATTAAAAACTTCATTAACTATAATGCACATTTTAAGGAGTGATGTTGGCCAATTAATTAACCGGTTAAACCAACCCTTTCGAAATGCATTATTTTTATTTCCTGGTCTACTGATTCTATCAAAAAAGCCTATCTGTGATGAAAAACATGCTACAGCAAATTCTGGAGCTTTACTAGGACCTAAATCATTAGCTATCCATTTTACCCAACCAGTTGTTCCCATTTCAGTTCTTCCATACTTTTGTTTTGCAACTCCATCATAATAAGCCTTGCCGGAGTCTCCGAACACAGCATTTGGTCCACCTCCCCAACACATTTCAAATTGGATATATCCTAACCACGCATCCTCTGCCATCACTGCAATAGGATAACCACTCGTTGATGAACATAGAAACGACCAAATGAATAATGAAGCTACCTTTTCGCTTGAGAGCATTGTGTACAACGCTCCTTTAACATACTCGCCTCTTCTATCCCCTCCTGCTACATTTGGATACTCTCTCTTTAAAGCAGCCGCTTTCAAAGATATTTCATCAAGCCCAGCATCCTTTGTTGCGTTAATAAATAACTTGACAAAGTTTCCTTGAAAGGTAGACGAGATAACCCCACGCATAGTTGGACCTCCTGAGTCAGATGGGTGATCTGCCCAACCTCCTTCAAACTTTTGCACTTGAGGAATTAGGAATTTTTGCGCTAAGCTCATTAGAGTGCTTGTTCTAATTTTAGGTTCGATCTGTGCATTTTGAAGAGCTTTTTCTACAAAGCTTTGCACTAGCTTTTCGTAATTCTGATCTATAAGATTAGATATTTGTTTGCATTTTGTTGAAAATCCACCCTCAATTCCTGGTGGTATGCTTGGCATTTTCATACTCTATTTATTAACTATTTTAACCCTCAGTTGTTGGGGGTTGAGTTGTAGGTGTTGTCACTACTTGATTAGTTGTTGCTTCTACATTCTGATCTTCTGGTGAGATATCCGATATTGGTACTGAGTCATCGTTTAGAGCTGTTGCAGCAGCGGCAGTATCCTCCTCTGGTGATGGACCATGTGGTTCTAATTGCTTATGTACATCTTGGTCCATTTCAACAACCTTAGAGTATATCTCCTCATAAATCTTACTTGTAGATTTGATCTGACCATCCTTTTGATCTGAACCTGCTGTTACTGTATATGCTTCTTCCCAAGTTTTCATTCTCTTTGGAATTTGCAATGTTAATTCTATATTTTGAGTCGAGCATATATAAATAGATCCTTCATCTTTTGTAGGATCTTCCACTACATACATATCAGCAGTATCCGTAACATATTCACTATTCACACGTAATGTCATGATTGGATCACCTGGTAGTCCATAACTTTTCCATGGTAAGGTTTCACTACCAACATCTCGATCGCTCTCTATTTTCGGAGCTGTTGATCCTAATCGTATACTATTTCCGAAACGGCCTTGTAAAATAAAATCTCCTTCAAATGGTTGTATTTGTGGATATATCTTTATGTCTCCTCCATCTCTATACTCTCTTGGCTCAGCTAACTTCTTTTCAAACCGCTTTGTAGCAACTGTTATTCCCGTTGGTGTTTTAGATATTACATCTGAATTAGATACAATAAAGGGAGTTTGGTTTGAAGTAATTATATGGTTAGTATTTACATTGAATGCATAAAAAGCTATTCGTTGTAGTGCATTTGCGTTAGGTAGTTTTACATCACCAAAGGCTTCAAATACCATAACCTGCTCTCCAGGTAATGGATAACGACCTAATGCTCTATCCATTGGCCAGGCTTCAGTAATAATCTCATCCTCTAATTTACTTCTAAATGGAGTAAGATTTCCGACGTCACGGTATCTTATCTTTCCTATATCAGCTGGATTCTCGTACATGGACGACTTACTATCCATACATACCTCAAGTACATGGGCAGGAACAATACGCTGTTTCTGTAATCCTGGTTGTACTGGATTCTGTCCGTATGGACCTTGTATAAAGTCGAACATTCCCATGACTATGCTTTGTCTATTAATTCTTGAGCTTCTGACATTAGTTGAGCACGTTCCGCTTCGGATAAACCAAACTCTCCATCTGTTGGAGTTTTTGTTGTGCTTATTAATAACCTTTGAATAATTGCTGTTAGCTTGACTAGATTATCGTCATTCTTTACTGAAACTTCTAAGTATTCTTTTACAAGAGGAACCATAACAGAAGCGTCAGTCATACTTTTGATCATTGGTTTCAATTGATCAATCAACCCATTAATTTGAGTTTCTTTCTTCTTTGTGTTTGTATAGACATCCTTAAGTAAGTCTGCGAATGTCTTATCGTCAAACAATTGACTATCCTTATCCATATGTTTTGCTTTTATATAAATAGCAGTAAACAAAAATAGTACTAAATCCTTATTCCTGGAATTTCTTTTACTTCATTAAGGAACTGGTTAAGCTTTTTAATTTGAACACCTGCTATCCAAGCATCACGGTTTTCATAAAAGCCTAAGTCGATAAGCTGTTGCCTATCGACTTTTCTAGGATTAAATTCATAAGCTTCATAGTTTGCACCTCCACCTACTTCTTCCCAATCTTTAATTTGTGATTCTAGTAAAGTTATTAAATCTTCTTTGTTTATTGCAATTAACATTAATATACTATATCCTTTGGTACATATCCATACTGCAAGTAATCATTATACATTATCTTGTATTTGTCTTTCAAAAACTTTACCATTCTAGTTATCTGTTGAGTGTTTGCATCCGACATTTCTCTTACGTAAATGTATAAAGCTTTCTTATTAAACAACTCAATTGTAGCTCTAGTTTTAAATAAATGTAGTATGGCAAATGCCAATACCTTATCCGATTGTTTTGAAAATACCTCTTCAATTCTCTCATCCCAATACTCTACATATCTGTCAACAAAAAGCTTTAGTTGTAATTCCTTTTCTTCAATCTCCATATAAGTTGTTCCCATAACTAGATCACTTCCTACATCTAGTCGGTCATGACTCAAAAGCTTTTTATAGTTACTTTTGTTTTTGAGGATGCAAAAGTTCTTAGCAACTATACTGAAATAACTAAATGCCTTTCCATTTTCCTGCTTGAACTTAGGAAGCTTTTCTACTAAGAAACTAACCACTTCATGCTGCTGTTGTTGCATTGTTTGATCTCCCGTATAGTAAAACT